TGATACCAAAACGAGTTACCCCTGCGGATAACAACATGTTTCGGTAAGAGCCTTTCTCAGCACCACCAAAGTAGATTTTCATTCCCAGCCAATCCTGCGCCACACCGAAGGGGAGTGGTTCTGCTCTACGAGGAGCCTTTCAAGGTCGTCAGCGTACAAACGAACCATAGAGAAGCATGGCATCTCGCCATTTTCATCTGTCCAAGTGTCCTCATCTTCAGTGGTGGGGAACCCATCATGTTCCACACAAAGTGGAGGTCCACAGAAGTTCTTCTCTAAACCAATTTGATACCACTCTTCAAACGTCATGTCACTCAATGTCGCCCCAACTTCTTTCCTTCTTAGCCATTTCCTGCTTATTGATTTCTTCTACGAGCGTATCCCAGCCTTTAATCTCACGTCCTTGTTCCCACTCAGGACGAATGGTGTGAGGAATGGTTGCTAAGAGCGTAGGGATGCCGTAGCGAGCCACTTTAGCAATGGACTCGGGGTCAATGTCAATGAACCAATGAGGCTTTCCAAAGACTGATGAAAGGGACATGACTCGGTCATAGATAACTTCAGAACTCTTCTCACTGGAGAAATCCACGGAAGTTGCCTTGAAGCCTTCTCGCTTCAACCATTCCATAAGAATTTGTTCGCCGTTCATACCGTCACGGGGAATACCATCAGCAATAACTACAAGACGTCCGTGGTAATAAGGGAATAGGGCGTTCCATAAGCGGCGAGTCTCAGGTCGTGGTTGGCGAGCACCTAAGTCATCTGCTGGAAGAGCGAGAGCATCAAAGGTGATAAAAATCATTGGTCGTAAAGCCCCAAAGCCTTGCGTTCAATATGTGCAACGTGCGCACCAGCAGGACAGTACATGCAAAGGTATTGACGCTTCTCCGGTGGTACTCCCACCTTACGACCAATTGTCTTAGCCTCAATACACCAATCAGGACAGCCATCGCTAGGACGATTGTGCTGATTAAAGCATTTCAAGGCTTCAACCTTTAGGTCATCACGGAAGTCCTTGATATAGATGTCATGGTCAGACAACTCTTTAGAGAGTGCTGACTCCATGTCCAACTTGCTAGCCGTCTCAGGGTCAGTGCGATAAATAGTTGCACGACAGTTATCGGGGTCAGGAAACTGAGCATTGTGACGCTTGCACAATTCAATAAGTTCTTGGTCGTACTCAGGTGGTCCATCATAGGGACGCATCTTGTACATGACACCATGATGCTTGCAGACGAGAATACGGTCAAAGCCTGTTTCAGCCATTTGATACTCCTTGGTAGGCTATCAGCCTACATGACAATTAAGGGAGTTGTCTAGTATGTATACCCTGTTCGGTCATGCTTCATTCCACTAGGACCACCGCCGTAGTCAGGGAACAACCATTCACCAATGGCTTCCATGCGGTCTGGGTGAAGGTTTCCACGTGCGTGGTCTACAACGTCCTTGATGTAGATGTTGGCGTCAACAGGAAGACCCCTAATACCGTGCTCGTCCCTGTCCCAACGATAGTCATCTAAAGCACCCTGTGCGTCACTTGGTGAAATGTCTTCACCTACTGAATGGCGTACAAGTTGGCGGTACGCATTGACAAGACGTGGAGTTGGACGATGGTTCTCGCCTACAGGATGTCCTCGGTGATTAGTTGCCATTAGAATTCTTCCTCAGCGGAATCTTTACGATTCTTTAGTGCCTTGCTGATATAACCGCTTGTTCCACCTTCATTGCGTACTGCACGGTTGGTTTCGTGGACACGGTTACGCATGTCTGCCTCGTCTGACCATGCGTCATCTCGTCCGTGGTCGTATGCTCCGGGACCAATACGGTCCATAACTCCACTAAATTCTTTCCAACCAACGTAGGGCAGAGCATCGGTAAAGACAGGACCAGTGGGGATATTTCCAAGGCTTTTAATTGGTTCTCCTGCACGGTGTGCATCAATAACGTACTTAGCCGTACGTGCGTTATCACTGCGGTACCCTCCAATGTCTCTTTGAAGTTGCTGAGCAATTGCTTGCTGTAAGCGTGGGGTTGGGCGGTGATTTTTACCTACAGGTGTACCACGGTGGTCAGTAGCCATTATTTACTCCTCAGCGTAAGTGGGCTTCGTAGTTAGGAAAGCCATCGGCTTCCTGAACGTTGTATTGAATCTGCAATGAGTTCTTGCGAACTGTTGCAGAGGTTGGGTCAACCACACCACCACGGTCTGGGGTGAGGCTCTTAAACTTGCCGTCGCCTGCGCCACGTACAAGGTCCATATTCATGGAGCGAGATTCATTAACTGCCATACTATAATCCTATCATTTATTGAGTTTTGAGACTGGAACCCATTGGTCTCCAACCTTTACGTGGCGCTCATTAACACCTTGAGCATTTGGTTTTGTTACCATTTCAAGTGGTGGTTTTGGAGCCTCTTGTTTAGGCTCCTCTACGCTTTTGGGGCTTTAGTCTCAGCCTCTTTCTTAGGAGCCGCTACCTTCTTTGCTGGTTCCTTTTTAGCAGGTGCTTTATTAGCAGGTTCTGCTTTCTTTTCTGGCTCAGCCTTCTTTGCAGGAACGGGTGTTTCTTCCTTCTTAGCAGGAGCCTCTGCCTTTGGAGCCGCCGCTTTCTTAGCCGCAGGTGTAGTTGCAGGTGTAGCCGCTTGAGCAGGAGCCTTCTTAGCAGGAGTTACTTGCGTTACTGGTTGTCCTGCTGGAGCCACTGGAGTTACCTGAACTTGTGGTGGACCTGCTGGAGCAACTGGTGTTACTTGCGCTTGAGTTCCGGGAGCGGTTGCTTTAGGTGCAGGAGTTTGCTTAGGTGCTTGAGCCTGCTTACGAGGTGCACCACTCTTCCTTGGTGTTGCTGTAGGTGCGACAGGTGCTGGAGCACCACCTGCTGGTGGCGGTGGTGGAGGTGGATTGCCACCACTTGCTGGAGGAGGAGTTGGAGGAGTGGTGTTGTTTGTAGTGTTTGTGGTTGTTTGACTACTGTCATCTGACTGCTCAGATGTGTTGCCCTTACCCTTTACAACACTTGTGCGGTTACCGCTATTGATGTTTGTAGTTCCACCAGCCGCAGGGTTTTGACCCTTTGCAGGAGTAGTAAACGAAGGTGGTCCAAAATCAACATTGATGCGGTCACTTTGGTCAGCAGTATTAGTACCGCCAGCACCACCGGGAGCGGCTCCACTGTTACCGCCTTTACCGCCAGTACCACCGTTACCGCCCTTGCCACCGTTACCACCAGCACCACGAGGATTCCCTGAGCCGGGTCCCCATTTTGGTTTACCTGTAACAGGGTCCGTTGGAACGCCATCTTCGGGCTTCCAATCAGGGTTTTCTTCACGATGCTTTTGTTCTGCCTTAGTAGGTCCACGTTGTGTTCTTGGAGAAGTTCCAGCGCCACCGTTTCCACCTGCGCCACCTGCGCCACCAGCACCACCTGCGCCTGAACCACCATTACCAGTGCGTCCACCTGCTCCACCGCTGGCGTCTTGTGAAAGAGACTTATCGCCAGTTTGGATGTTGCTTGTTTGAACACGCTTATCTTGCTGAGCGCCAGTGCCAAGGATGTCACCTGAGTTATGGAAACTAAAGTCTTCGTTACCAAAATCAATATTAATGTGACGACCATTATCAGTGTTACCACTGTTGATATTCATGTTGTTTTGGTCACCACCACGGCGAAGTGCACGGCTACCTGCTGGCTTAGTAATAGCCTGCTGAGCGCTATTGCCAGCGCCACCCCATGCTTGACCAAATGAACTACTGCCACCACCGTAGTTAGGAGTAGCAGTACGACCAGCACTATTACCAGCACCGTAATGAGTTTGTTGAGGAATGCCATAGTTAGGTTGACCGCTAAGGTTTGGTCCTTGGCGAGAACCCAATTGTCCTGTTGATGGTGCTGTAGGAGTTTGTCCTACGGGAGCGGTGCTTCCCAAACCTGTTTGGAATCCAAATGAACGCTGGCGACCACGTGCCTGTTGTTGTTGTTCAAAATCATTGCGCTCTTGGTCTGAACGGTAATCATTGTACGGCATTAGACTGACAATCCTTGCATTGAGTAACGGCTAGAGCCAGTGAAGTCATCAGCAAAAAAGCCATTACGGAACATCACTGGTGCGCCAGAAACCCACGAACGATAGGTCGGCGCAAACCTATCCGTGTTTAGAACGTCCATAATTCCCATCTCTTGTTTAGCAAAGCCACGGCTTTCAGGCATAAGTTGCTGTGGCACGATAGGACGAATTGCTCTAATGGTTTCAGGGTCAGAGATGGCGCTCTGCAACGCCATGTCTGTGAGCATTTCCTGTCGGGATTGCCAAGGTTTATAGGGAACTTGAGGCATTAATTAATCCCGATTATCCCACGAAGTTTGATGCTCATAATAGTCACCCGGTTCTTCTTCGTACTCGTTTGATGGATTATGCATTTGCATACGTCGTTTTAGGAATAACTCTTCTTGCTGTTGTTGACGGTTCCATTCATCATCAACTGCTTTTGAGTGGGCACGTCCTTCAGGACTATCACGTGGTCCCCAAAAATCGTTACTACCAATGCGTCCCCAAGGTGTTTTATCCCCAGCACTAAAATTATAATAATGTTGGTCACCATTGAGATGGTCTGAAGCACTCATCGCTTATCCTTTTCAGGAGTCATGAACACGTCTTCGTTGTCCCATTCACCAACTGGTGGGCGGCGAGTCATGTCACGAGGACCATATGCTTCGTCATATGGGTTTCCTGCGTTTTCGTCAATGTTCATATCGTCACGCATCATGTCAGCCCAGCCTTCAATGCGTGAATTTGGGTCATAGTAATGACCGGGAACACCTTCTGAAGTGTCTTCAAGAACAGTCATTGGTTCATATGGCTTACCGGGTGCCCCAATGTTTGCATTGCGCATCATGTATTCAACGTAACCATCACGGCTTACATTGCGATTAGGGTGGTGTGCTTTGTCTTCGGCAAGAGTGCCGTCGTCACGATGTCCAGCCATTAGTATCCTCTACTTCCGTCGTAGTCCTCGGGATACCCAAGGTTCTCATTTTTGCGAGCACGTTGCCAGTATTGGTGTTCAGCAACGTCTTCAGGGTCCCACTCATCCAAAATTTCATCGGTGTTTGGGCGAACCATGCCGTAAGGGTTAGCGTCATCTTGACTACCCTTGTATGAAGGGTGAGCACGACGTGCTTCCCAATCTTGTCGTGCTTTGTTTTCACGATGTGCGTCAAGGCTTACAACACGATTAGGGTGATGTGCCTTGTCCTCTGCAAACGTTCCGTCGTCACGATGTCCACTCATTATTGCTCCCACATACTGTTTAGGTGTCGGTCTTCTCGCTCGTCTGGCTCCCAATGGTCGTCGTAGCCTGAATTGTTTTTGTGGTCTTTCATTGCTTGCCACATTGCAAAATCATCTTCATTTACGTGGTGCTCATGCATGATGTCATTTTCATCCATGTACTCACGCATCTCAGGGTCTTGTACTTTGCTTAATAGGTCATCACGCTTGCGCAAACCATACTCTGTTTTCAAAGCACGTGAAATAATGTTACGGTCTCTAGGAGTTGCCCCCCTAGACACTTCATTTGCAATAGTCCAGTTGCCTTCTGCATCTTTAGCATCAACATGTTCTGGCATATGCCAACCGACTACAGAGGCAATATGTGGGCGCACACGATGTTGGTCTTTATTTAAATGGTTTGAAGCACTCATTACCAAAGACCTCTTTCACTAGGGTCTTCATGTTCTTCCCACCATGTATCTTTAACTTTGCCCTTACCCGTTGACTTACTCAAAACATCTTCAAAAGTTTTATCGGTATCAAAAATACGAGTACCTTCAGCACTTGGACCCCACTCTTCAACGTGTGGACGGCGCACCAAGTCTGGTGGTCCTACGGCTTCGTCATATGATTCATTCTCGTGCGAATAAACTCCATTGGGACCTGACCAGCCTTCGTCACCGTAGCGCTCGTTGCCATAGGCAAGAGTTTCAGCGAGTGAGCGATTGTGTCGGCGGTCTCCACCATTGGAAGCACGGCGTACTTTATAACCCATTAGTTATCTCCAAGCAGGCATAATGCTCTTAAAATAAGAGCGTCGTTCGGGGTTGATTTCAACTGCTTGTGATACGTCTGGAGTAGGGATACCCCGTGGTCCAACTTTTCCATCGTTCGTTAAACGAACTGGTTCAGCACCCGGAGGTGCAAATTTCTTACCTTGTGATTCTAAAATAATTCCAGTAAGAGGATTAAACTCGGCAGGCCATACATAGTCGCCGGGATTAATGCGTTCTCCCTTATGAACACCACGACTGTACTGACGAGCGTTCATACGGCTGAGAGTTCCTAGAACCTTGTCCTGACGTCGGTTAGACGACATTGTTCCAAGGTACCCATCAGGATGCAAAGTATCTGGTTGTGAACGATAACCAGCCAATGCTTCATCCTTACCACTGCGGAATACAGGAGCAGGACCATAAATGTTGTTAGGGATTGCACCCGGAGCCTGTGAAGGATTACTCCATGAAGTAAAAGTATTTTGCTGTGCCATTACTGGAGACCTCCTGAAGAAGGACCACCCATGATGCCACCTTGTCCACCACCCGTAGTTCCTACAGGGCGTGGACGTACCAACGCTTTGCGATATTTACTAGAAGTAGGACGGCGAGATGGCTTACGGCGACCGGACATTAGTACTTAGCGGTAGTTACGGTCGTGATACTTAGCAGGGGTGTCACTCATAGGAGCACCGGGGATGCCGTAATGAAGGCTAGGGTTATATGGTTCAATACTGCCACTATGACCTTGTTCACGGCTAAATGCATAGCGACTTCCAACACTTAAACCGCCTGCTTTAAAATATTTGCTGTCATGAATAACGTGAGAATCGCTTGCACCACCTTGAGTGGATTCAGCAGAAAAGTAATGAGAACGCTCTTGACCGGGGGTGCCCGTATATCCAAGGTATGTTCCTACACTGTCAACACCACCCCTGCCTTGTAAAGGATGGGGTTGCGTACGTATCAATCCTTCTTCACCATGAGTTGTCTGATGTGGGTCGTCTCCACGACCTGCACCTGCACCGCCACGCATACTTGAATTAATTGCCATTAATTAACCTTTCTTAGGACGCTTGTTATAGTCGTAGTTTGGGCGAGATGGCTTGCCATGCTCATATGGGTTTGTCTTATCCTTCTTAGGGTGCTCATATGGATTGTCCTTCTTAGGATGTTCATATGGGTTTGGTTCACTCTTCTTAGGAGGAGCATAAGGATTTGGTTTATCTTTTTTAGAAGGACCATGAGGGTCTTTGTTTGGGTCTTTCTTCTTAGGACCTTCCTTGTATGGACCATCTTCCTTTGAAGGAGGATTGTAGTGAGGGTACTCTTTACCCTTCTTAGGCTTTTCATGAGGGCTTGGCTTAGGAGCCTCGTATGGACCCCAAGGGTTTTCCTTTTCAGGATGGTATGGGTTCTTCTCAGGCTTCTTCCAAGGTTCCCAAGGTCCCTTATCAGGGTCTGGACCATGTGGACTTGGACCCCAAGGGTCAGTCGGTGGCTTCTTAGGACCATTAGGACCCTTTGGACCCGATGGGCTTGGCATGTATGGGTTTGTCTTACCCGGCTGTGGATACCAATCAGGCTTTGGAGTTGTGGGGCTTGGCGTGTATGGATTTGTCCTGTCCGGCTGTGGGTACCAGTCAGGCTGACGTGAAGGGACGCCGTGAGGGACACCCTCGTGTGGATTGTCTCCACGCTTTCCGGGACCGTAAGGCTGGACTTGTGGGCGAGTATGATGAATAGCCACGGGCTACCTCACTTAACAATAGGCTTGAACGAAATTGCTGAAATGGTTTCGCCACCCTCGCCCTTAATGTCATCAAACCCGATGACAAAAGAAAGGTCTACGCCACGGGGAGCAACAAAGCCTCGGGCGATTGCCGCCGCTTTTGAGGCTTGGTTAACAGCCGAAGCGCCAATGGCTCGCATCTTTGGTGTTTGCCCTGCGTTAATAGCACGGGCAAGGATAGAGCCAACGGACTGTGGGTTACTGGAACCAGACACTTTGAGAACGTCATCAATGCTGGTAGTCAAATCTTGCGACATAAGGTACTCCTGAAAAAAGGTTGTACCTTTATTTAACAGTACCCTGCCTCAATAAGTAGGTCGGTGAGGTCTTCCAACCTCATCACAACGTAAGAGTCACCTAACGCTTTTTCTCCCTTACCCGGTCTCTTCACAACCAGCGCAGGAACAGCGCCATTAAGACGTTCAGCCTGTTCCACTGTGTCATTAAGCCACTGGCTAAGTTGGAATGACTTTTGGTTCTTACACTGGACGGCTACTTTACGAAGAGTTTCCTTACGAGCAATCCCATTGATATCGCCAGTGTCGTTTCCACCAGAAAGTGCAGGGCGGTGTGCATGGATAAACCCCTTTCCAATTAAATAGTCTCTAACAAGTACTTCAAATGCTGTACCTTTGGCTTTGGCTTTATTTGCCATTAGTAACCGCCTTGATTGCTTTGTCAATTCTTTCCCACAAGGTCATCCACTCAGAACGGTGTTTAGCCATAATTCTGCGATGGACAAATGGTTCCCTACCTTCATTGGTAATTGCCTCAACAATTCCTTCACATAAGGATTTCCACTTATTCTTTTGTCCTTCTTCCAGCATCCACATTGTTTGTGCTGTGGTCAAATCTTTCCGTAGGCGTTCAATCTCATCGGCTGCTTCACAGTTGAAACACTTTGTCCCAAGCCAGTCGCAAGGCAGATTTGGTATATGCGATGTGTCGCAATGTTTTTGTAGTCGGGTCACAATGTCATCAGTCATTAGTTACCTGCTTCCAAAGCGTCATAGCACTCTTCTAAGGCTTCATCAATATTGATGTTGTTCTTTTGTGCGTAGTGATGGGCAAACCACCTAGCAACCATCTTCCACTCTTCAATGAGTTTTTTGGCTTGGTTCAACTCATCTTGTGATTTACCGTATGCTTCTCTGTATTCACTAAGCATGCTGGAGGTACTTTGACTGTAATACCTACTGCGGTTGTATGTCATTTTTCCCATCGTGGACCCTGCTGGTAGTAAGGATTATCTTTATTGTGAACAAGCGTGGCGTACCCCTTCATTAAAGGGTTCCAGTTTTCTTTCATGTAATCCCAAAAGGCTTGGCGCTCTTCTTGTGTCTTGTCCTTGAACAGTTTAAAAGTTGTGCCAACCTCTGGCTCACTACCGATTGCCATACTTATCGCCTACAAAAACGCCACAGAAGAACAGTGACGCTAAAAGAATCATTTGAACAATGAAGTCACCCATTAGATACCTGTTAACTTTTGGTAAGACTCAGACGCTTTACGAAAGATGTCAACAGTTGTGATTGCATCACCTTTCCAACGTATGTCTGCGTGAATAGAGCCGTTGTATAAACCACTGGCAACTTCTCTCCACTTGTCTCGCTCTGCAATCATGTCCACATATGCCGTAGATACGGAAATATATAGTTGTTTAAGTTTTGTCACTTCTTCTTCAAGACGCATATTACTGGTCTGTAAGTCACTAGAAATGTAGTTATGAAAATCACTCATTAGTGTCCTCGGTATTTAAGTAGTTCTGCTTTTAACTTTTCTATCTCAAGAAGAAGTTCTTTGCAGTAATCTATCAATCTTTTGTTTTGTGCTTGTAGGTCATCACAGCACTCATTCACTTTTCTCACCCATGTAACTTCTGCCAGTCATACGAAGATACTCATGACCTTGCATCGTAATTTTCCAAGTATCTCCATAGCGCTCAAGAAAGTTGTGATTAACCAAGCGTTCTAGTGAGCGTCCAGCAATATATGGTTTCTTATACTTATGACCAAGTACGGTCATCATTTCAGGAATTGTAAACGCCCGTGTCTTACGCATAGCCGCATAGCGAAGGGCGAGGTAGGAAGGACCACGGTAGGGCATTACTTCAGTAATCATGCTGTGTACCGTCCTTGGCGACGCTCGTTGGGAGCCATAGAGATACGGCGACTTAACTCACGACTAATGACTTGTGCTCCACGTTCACAACGCTCAAACACAGACTCGGTTAACTTACGGAAGGCTCGTGCCTCAAGGTACTCATCTGTTGCCTTGAGTACATCAGGGTCAACATCACGGCGAGCCTTAGCCAAGGTGACAGTATCTCCCTTAGCGCCTTCACCCCATTGGTTAATAAGTGTTGTTGCCTCAAAGAACTTTTGATTGGTGGCGGTGCGTTCTTCCACAATCTCAGCCTGTACGAGTTCTGACTTGGCATAGGAACCCCAAGAAATGAACTTGGTATACAGTTCCATCAATTCAGGGTCAGGAAGTTCATCAAGGTACAAAGGAAGTTCAGGAAAATCCCCATGTGGTTTGTCAGCCAAAGGGAACTTACTAAGGAAGTCTCCCATGATTGGCTTAGTTGGAGCCAGTGACGGCTTATTCATTGTTATCTTCTTTCCAGCATACGTTTTTATATGGGCAGTATTTGCATGTCTTGCTTGTTGAGTCCTCAACCCACGCTGGTCGCATGGGAGGGATACCAGACTCTAGACCCCTAATTACATTTCTACAACCTGCAAGAATGTCTTCAATCAATTCCGGTTGGAACTTGACAGAAAACTCTTTGACTTCTTGGGTGGCTTTCCATTCATAGATAAATACAGCCTCATGAATACCTAAGCAGTACATGTATAGATTCACTTGACGAAGGTGTGTCATGAATGGCTTGCGCACTTTCTTCCACATTTCATCAGGACTTGAAGAACTGCTAAATAGTTCGTAGTCTTCCATACGAATTGTGCCTGCACCAACACTCTTAATCTCAAGGATGGCTTTGCCCTTAGAGTCATTAATGATGCCATCTGCGTGGCCCATAAGCCTGTGTTCTTCATCAAAGATGGGAACTTCAGCCTGTTCTAGGACTCCAGCATCTGTAAGCCACTTCTGCCATTTGGCGTGGATGGCGTGACCCTCAGCAAAGATGTTCAAACGCTGGAACGTCATGCGCTCTCCAGCCTTTTCATATCCTTTAATTGTGTACCACGATGACCGTGCACACCAATCACGCTTACAAATCTCTGATGGATGCAAGTGCTCAGTATCTCGTGTGCTTTCTAACTGCTCACGCATAAGTTGCTCTTCAGCAACTGGAATTAAGCGGTGCTTTGATGTCAGAGATTGTTTGTAGTTCTTTAAGTGCCAAGGCGTTTCGTCAGACATTTTTCATTTTTCTATAACTGTTGAGAGCATTCTCCCAAGCGTCGGGAGGAATCTTATCTTCAGTCATTACAAAGTACAAGAGGTCGGACATAGATTCCCATTTGTTCTTTCGTGCTGGGTAATCAATCCGATGCTTTTCGTCATACTTACTTCTGTACATTGCATGTACATACGGTTTGCAGTTATCACGTTTTACTTTTATAGAAAATACTTCCAGTGACTTATGAAGATGTGAAAGCGCACCCGAGATTGTCCCGTGGTGCGCCCTAATTTCGCAAGAGTCACGTAAAACTAACTGTAGTTCTTTCCACGTGTATCCATCTTCTTCTGTTGCTAGTAGTTCTAAAATTCGTGTTGGTACATCAATCTTTGTCATTATCTATCATCGCTAAAAAATCGTCTTCCACAAGAACCACATAGTTACGCCCATTGAGGTCAAACTGTAAAACAGGAGTACGGTCTTCAATAATCGCACGTTCTCTCAACTCTCTAAGGTCTACTTCTTTGAGCGTAATGCTCTTGGTTCCAATTGTTAACTTGTTCTCAATAAGAAACTCTGTTGACCTTACATCATTCTTACGAAGCCAGAAAGAACCAGAGCCAGCGTTGCGACTACCTTTGTAGGTAGCCGCTGAACGCTTCTCCTGTTTACGGGACTTCTTCATGATGTCCTTGCGGTCATCAGCCCCTAGGGTCATAGGTCAATACCAAAATGCTTCATAACTGCTAGGCGAAGTTCATCTCTCATTCCAACATCTTCACGGAAAGCCTGCAACACTGCTTCTTTGCCCTGCCAACGTTGGTCACCGTACGAATAGTAAGCGCCTGCACGAGTAATAAGGTCTACCGAAGAAGCAATGTTAACCATGTCTTTGATTGTGTCAAAGTCACCAAACTTATAACCATTAGCATTAGTGAAGTAGAAGTCTACGATTGCTGACTTATTGGGGGCACTGGTCTTATTCTTGAGGGTACGACCCTTAATGGATTGACCAACAGTTTCATCTTTGACTTTCAACCATTCGTCACGCTTAACTTCAACACGGCAGAAGTAATGAAAGTTCTTAGCCTTACCACCGGGAGTGGTGCGAGGGTCACCCCACATCACACCAATCTTGTCACGCCACTGGTTAATCATGATGCCGGTGCAACCACGGTCTTCATGTACAAGAGAACGCTTCTGAGCCTTAGATGCTTTACGGAAGAACTTACCTGTGAGACGAGCACCAAGACCCATCGTAAACTCTTCCATTGTTTTTTCAGCCTCGTCACCGGGGACAAGAGCAGGAAGAGAGTCAATGACAACCATGTCTACTGCACGAGCATCCATCACACGAATGACAAGGTCATAGACCTGCTCCATTAGGTTGGTCTCTACTACCCACAAACGGTCAAGGTCTACACCAATAGCCTTTGCGTATTCCGGAACGTATTCTTCAGCCGCAACCCAAAGAGCAGTGAACTCGGGGTCAAGTGCTTGGTTAGCCGCAATGGTTTTATATGCCATTGCAGTCTTGCCTGATGACTCTTCGCCAATGATTTCACTCCACTGGTTGACAGGCCAACCACCGCCAAGCATAAGGTCGTAGGCAAGAACGCCCGTAGTAATACGGGTCATCTCTTCCTTAACTTCACTGCCTTTAACAATGATGTCATCCCCATACTTCTTCTGAATAGAAGAGATGATTGATGATAGTGATTCATATGTTGTATCTGATGCCATGTTTTCTTTCTATGACCAACTGGATTGGTCTGCTTGTGAGTACATACCATTCCAACCACACTCATAACAACGAGGGGCTGGGTTCATGTTGGTTGTACCAGTTCTTGTAAACAAATAGTTACTTCCGCATTCTGGGCAACTTGCAGTTTCTGTGCGAGCCGCTTTGCCACCTTTTGTGGCGCTAGAGCGAAGGTAGTCAGACAACGTAGCACCTTCAGGCATTACCGTAGGGTTAGACACTACAGCACCTACTTGTTGTGCAGGCTGTTGTGTCTGTGGAAAGTTAATAGGAGCCTGTACCGGAGGAAGGTTTGGGCGTGATGGGGTTGGTGTTTCCCCAGCAAGTTTCTTTGACCACCAATCACTCATATTCTTGTATTCCTTCTAGTTCTTCTAGTGTTTCTTCAGAGACAATAAGTCCTACGAGACCATTCTCTAACATTTTGTTGATGAGCGCAATAGCAAACACGGTTAAAGCATTAACAAAATCATCAGGAGGAGAGTTAATTTTATCCGTCTTTTCAAGAAACTCAACAAACCAATGTGCGGCTTCGGTAATCTCGTCAAACAAACCTGACTTAGAGACCATCATCCAACGAGATAGTACGTCCATGATTTCAAGTTCTTGCACATCTTCTGAAGGGGTTGCGTACCCCATAGATGTAGCAAACTTCTGACCCTCCGTAGCCGAAAGCATCAAGTAAAACATTCTTTGTTCAATGTCCAACATTATCCTTTAGCCTCTGACCAATTGGATGCGTTGTGATACGAAACCATAAGAGGAACTCCTTTGATTACGTTACCATTTCCCATAGCGGTAATGAACGGTTCCACAATCTCGTCCAGTTCTTCGTAGGGAACAGCGACTACAAGTTCGTCATGAACCTGTACCAACATCTTTAGATTGGTATTGGAAAGGTCTTGGTCAATATTAATCATTGCCTGCTTGCACAAGTCAGCGGCTGAACCTTGAACTACCGCATTGACCGCTTGGCGTTCAGCACGAGAGCGAGCCTCGCTATCAGAGGACGTGAGGTCAGGGAGACGGCGACGACGACCTGAAAGGGTAGTTACGTATCCGTACTTACGACCCTCTGCCACAACCTGCTGTTTCCAATCGGTAAGTCCTGAGAACTGGCGATAATACTCTTGAATCATTTCTTGAGCCTGCTCAAAGGGAATACCAGTGGTGCGAGCCAACTTGCCTGCGCCACCGCCGTAGGCAGTAAGGAAGTTCACTCCCTTACCAATCTGACGCTCTTCGCTAGTTACATCCTCAATGCTCTTTTTAAAAAGCAGAGCGGCGGCTCCGGTGTGAATGTCAATGTTGTTATTAAACACATTGAGCAACTCTTTATCTTGTGAGAACATCGCCATGACTCGCAATTCAATTTGGTCGTAGTCAGCCACCAGTAGGGTGTGACCCTCGGGCGCTACAAACAAACTACGAACATTAGAGTCTCGTGGGATGTTCTGAAGGTTGGGGTCACTAGATGACAAACGTCCTGTGGCAGTGCGATGCAAATGAAATGACGGATGCAGTTTGCTTTGATACAAACGTGGGAGCATGCCATCAACATAAGTGGACTTTAACTTCTGAGTTTCAGACCATTGGATAAGCAACTCAAGTGCTGGGTGCTCTTTTTCCAAGTGGCGAAGCGTCTCTTCATCTACTGATGGTGCTCCACCTTTGGTCAACTTGTAGGGCTTTAATCCCAAGCCACCCTCACGCTTCTTATTGAATAAGAATTCCTGCTTGTGCTTTGTGGAGTCTGGGTTAAACCCAACAGGTGTGTACTCGTAGAGAGCAAGCAGGATGTCACGCATCTTGGTGTCTAGTTCCTTGCCAAGTAATTGCATGTTCCGTTGGTCTACAGGGATACCCTCGTTCTCCATGTGCATAAGGATGCGAAGAACTTCAGTGTCTTGGTAAAAAGAATTAACCAACTGAGTATCGGTCTTAACTTTCTTCCACAAGCGTTCATATAACAACCACGTCCAACGCACGTCAAGGTGAACATAGTTCACTGCCTTGCTAAATGGAACGGATGTAATGAACTTACCCAACTTGCCGTCACGAGCATAGGCATCGTGCTTTCCATAGTTGTGCATGATGAGGTTCTCAAGAGAGTATGACATCATATTCTCATTGACCAAATGCTGGAGAAGCATTGTGTCTGCATATAAACCGGGAGGTATCTCGCCGTAATACTTACTGATACTGCGAGCGTCAAACTTGACGTTATGTCCGACCTTTACCAAGTCACTAAAGAAGAGGGGCTTTAACGCTTCAAACACTTCTGAACGAGACAACTGATGTGGTGGTTCTGAGAACACAGCAGGCTTGTGGTACTTAGCCTTTGCCATAGACTCTTGACCATTTTTAAGTATCTTGCGATAACCAGTTGGAGGAGTCGTTGTGCCATCACCTATTTCTTCAGGCTCAAGGATTTCTCCAAGAGGATGACCCATAGGGATAGCCCATGACTTACCTCGTGTAGCAATGCCAATCCAAAAGACGTCATTACGCAAAGGGTCAACTGCGAGCATGCCTCGGTACTTTGATTCAAAGTTCTCGTGAGCACGGCGTTGAATTTCAGGACTCGGGTTCTTTAGAGAACTAACGTGTTTCTTCCACGCCTTCTCCATAGTGTCCACCAAATCGGGGTGGCGTTCTAAGATTCCCCGTGTCTCAACGTCAAAGGCAAAAGCACCAACTTGCTGAACGTCGGCAACAAGTTGGTGAATCTGCTCTATAGAAGTAACAACAAAGGGAGTTGCTCCCTCTGACATCACTCTAATTCGTTAGCAACGTCAATCAAGTCTTTGCGAGACGGGATTGAAATAATGTCTGCTGTGTATGCCTTTGAAACAAGTGCCTTGAGACCAGAGTCATCAATTACATCAATGCTCCATTCTTCAAGGTCACGGTCCTTAACCAACTGGTGGCTAGTGGCAGTAGTAGCGCCCTTACCAGTCTTGCTGACTGCCCAATAGTGCTTTGACAATGGACCTGTGCGTGGGTCAGTGTGGAAGTTCTTCAACTGGTCAATGACACGTGGTCCGACCTCGTATGACTTGATAGCAGGCTGTTCACCGGGAATAAGAAGTGCAACGTTAAAGGCAATGCGAACTGATGGGCGGTCGCCTGAGTCACACAATGGGCAACCCTTGTCATCAAAATCACCAATGCAAACAAAAGACTTTTGTCCCTGACGCTCAATCCAATGCTGACGCCATGATGCGTATGGTTCATCATCAAGGAACTTGATGATTTGTGGGTCATCGGCAATCTTCAAACGCTGTGCAAATGGTGAGTCTGCGTTCTTGACTGCGTCAACGCTTCCCCAACCACCACGAACGAGCGTACGTGCCTGTGGCTTTTCTGTCATTGTTACTTCTTCCTGTGCTTCAGACGTAGTGTCTGTGTCATCGTACTTACCCATAATTATCTCTTCCAATTTTCTTGAATGTATTGCTTGAATGCTTTCCAATCACCTCGGTGTCGGTCGGCTATGTTGAATAGTGCCACACCATCTATAAGCGTGTCAAGTTGCTGTTGCGTATAAAGACGCCGCCCCTTGGATGCTTTTCCCGGTATTTGAACACCATTCGGTGGTGGAGTTCGGAAACTGGATTTAGGTATCCAGCCCTTGCTTTCCCACATCCTGAGTGTAACCGCACTTTTGTCTAATGCGGCACATACTTGACCAATGGTGTACATCGTCATTTTCTCACCATTGATTATGTATTCTTTGCCTTTGATACCGTTGTAACGGTTTTCAATGACAGAGTTTACAACTGCTGGGCTGTCAGGTCGGTTCTTAGGAACACGCTTGCCCGGAAAGTTAGGTAGGTCTCCAAAGAGACCCATAAGGTCATCTACACCTTCAGTGCCCATGATTCCTTCTCTGTGTAGAAACCTTGAATTTCTTCTTCTTTGTCCTTGTGGTTCCATGCATAGCCAAGGAGTTTATCTTCATCCAACATTTCTACAACCTTTTTAAGGTCTTCCCAAATGCCCAAACCTTTAGCCCATTGTTCTGCGGCTTCGCTATTGAAGGAGCGACTGACACGGCGCTCATACTTCAAATCCATAGAACCTGCTTCAAACCAAAGATGACCCTTATCATCTTCATATCCATTTTCTTGAATTGCTTTTACAAGTTCTGCTCGCATTTCATTTTGACGCTTAGTCAACATGTCAATTGCTTCTTTTGACTTTTTAAATTCTTGTGCAAGTCGTTCGTAATAATCTGGCGTTGTCATATTCATACCTCTGAGTGGCTTAGGAACTCGGACAAGGTGCCCAAGTTCAGTTCAAACTTACCTTGACTGTCATACCCCTTGTCAATGAATGCCTTATTGATTTCTCGTTTTTGTTGAAGCATTTCATATTGACGCTCTTCAATAGAGCCTTTCATTACGAACGATACGACCGTAACGTGCGGATGCGCCGACGACAAACGGATAATTCGGGCTTCTCGTTGGTCCAGTTTGCCAGCAGACCAAGGCAGGTCATAAGAAATAAGGTAATTGGCTTGCGGTAAGTCCACCCCGTAACCTCCTGCATCAGAGGATAAAAAGAGCCGAACGCTAGGGTCGGTGGCGAACTTTTGCTTGGCAATGTCTCTTTGGTCAGCACCCATACCTCCCATGAAGAGTACGCTGTCTGTAAGTCCTTTAGTTGCCTCTTGGATAAGCCGAAGGTTTTTCTTAAAGAACGAGAATAGAACCACTTTGTTAGTTGGGTCTTCATTTAGTACATCCTCAATGTAGTTAACGACTGTGTCTAGTTTGGGTGTTTTATAGGTCTCGGGGAGCCATCCTTCTGCAAGAATTTTGGAGGCGTATGCGCTTCCCTCAGTGTTTTGAGTAGGGTCGTTAAACGCTTTGGCTGACTCCACCACCAGCCTAGGATTATCGCAAAGCATGCGTAGCACAGTAAGCCTAGACATGATTTGACCTTGGGCTTCATTTCCTTGTCCTCCGTGGTAGTGCGCCCATAGGTCAAATGACCTACCGTTGCTGGTGATTGCTTTTTGTATTTCAGTTAGTAAGTCTGCGGCAATGCGTTCGTACACAGCCGCAACACTAGTATCAAACTGAACAGGAATAACTTGTGTAATGACTTGAGGCAATTGGTCTTTAATATCATCTCTAGTTTTACGAACCATTGCTTCGGACATTGACTCATTAAGTTGTTTTAAGTTTCGGTAACGAGTTGGCTTTCCAAAATGGTCACGCACAATAAACGTGCGGTCAAAAGTATCAAACTTTCCCAAAACACTAGTGTCCACAAATTGCATAATTGAAAATAACTCTTCCGGCTTGTTCTCAATTGGTTGTCCTGTGAGAGCAAAACGGTAATGACATTTAGCACCTAACTTCTTGAGCATCTTAGAACGCTTAGAAGTAAATGATTTAATAATTGTGGCTTCATCAATAACCATTGCGTTAAAGCGCATGGCTTCCCAATGGCTGATGTCTTTTGTCAAACTCTCGGGATTAACAATGACGTATTGACACCCAATAGAAAGACGCCATAACTTTTCACGTTGTTTTGGTGTCCCATCAATAACAATTGCTTTAGATGTAGTGAACTTATTTATTTCACGAAGCCATTGGTATTTAAGACTAGACGGTACAACAACACAGACTCGGCTAATTTCATTGTCGTCAATCAGTGCCTCAATAGTCGCAAGAGTGGTTGGGGTTTTACCAGCACCCATGACCATAGCGAGAAGCATCTGCCCTCGTTCAACCATGCGCTCACTTGCTTCTTGTTGAAAAGGATAGAGAGTTCCTGTAAAGGTCACAGCAACCAACCCGGTATTGCTGTGGCGGTCTCTACTGCATGCGTAATCTCTTCGTCTGTCATGTCACCAATGTCTTTTGCGTTTGTGTCCTTATAGTTTAGCCACAAAATACCCTTGTCAAATCTTGGCAAAGTTTTAAATAATGTTTTGTTGGCTTTAAGTCCAGCCTCATCATTATCCATAGCAATGACAACTCGTGACGCAACGGAATTTAATAATTTAATTTGCTCTGTACTTACAAAAGCACCAAAGGTTGCAAGACCTTGTGCGTCTTCTAAAACTGTGGACATACGCACGACATCAAGAGGGGATTCAACAAGTACTGCTGTTGTCCCTACAAACTTTTCAATGCCAAATAAGGTGTGGCTTTTCTTTACTCCAATTGGATAGTTGCGTACCCAATCAACTTTCTTAGATTGCCATCCCATAAGTTCTCCCATAGGAGAAACAATAGGAATAACCCATGCTTTAGTTTCTGTGTCCCAACGAACTCCATGCTTACGAGTGGCATTGGCATCTAAGTTCCTATTGTATAAATATGAAGCAGGCACTTCTGAAAAACGACTGTATGACAACCAATCAACTTCAGGCTCAGGCTCAGGCAAATCCTCTCGCTCTAAGCGTTGCAGACTTGAATTGATAAGAAATGAATGAACATCAATTAAAGATGCTTCGTCTCCTGTAAGTTCTGAAATGAGACCAACAAGGGTTCCACGAGCACCACACGAATAACAAATCCATAGACCTGTCTCTGCATTCATTGACCAAGACGGCGAACGGTCAACATGGCCCGTACGTACAAGGTGAACAGGACAACGACCAGAGATTTCCCTCTCTCCTGCACGTGTTACCTCAACTCCTAAATCAATAAGTACATGTTGAAGGTCAGTAGTACCAGTTGCTGTCATTGCCACTTTCATCCACCTCAGTAAAGTCCATGTTTTCCCAATCCCATTTGATACGCACTTCACCCTTGGGGGCTGTACGTGCAATAACCACTCGGATGATTGATTGATTATCAATGTCAGGGTCTGATTCCACACCGAGCACTAGGTCAGAGTCCTGCGCAAACGATGATGAGTATCCAATAGAGTCTGCTGTAATTGCACGTGACTTTTTATTATTCAACTTAGACGACAGTACCTGCGTAGTTCCCACAATAGGAATATCAAAACGCTGAGCAAGACGTTTTAGTGAACGAGTGATATTGGTAAGTGCTTGTGGACTATTCTTTGGTTCACCGTTTTCATCATCCATCATGTACACACCGTCAACAAACAAAATGCCGGGTCGGTATTGCTGAATCTTGCCAGCAAGTGCACTGATGGTTGTTAATGACGAGGAGTCTTCAGTCATGTGGAATGGGTGCATATTCTTGCGAATCTTTAGAGCCTTTTCAATCTGCTCCATTTCACGCTTAGTAATGTCACCACGAATGATACGTGTATGAGACACCTTGGAAATGAGAGCGTCATAGCGAGCCTCTTGTTCTTCAAT